CAAACGACGTGATGGAGCAGTTGCTTGACCCAAAGCTCAGCAAGTCGTGGCAGGGTGAGCGAATCCGAATGGTGCGGAGGTGGGCCGACGAGCATGGCAACGAAGCAACCGCCTTGGTCCCAAAAAAGCTGGGGCCGCTGTGGAGGAAGTATCACGACATCCGTTGCACGTTTGACCGAGACAACCCAAACGACCAGAAGCGGGCATGGCGAGAGGCCACGGATTTCTACGTCGATCATCGCGAGGAAATGGACAAAGGCTGTGTTGTTTCGTGGGAGGGCTGCTTTGACCGCGAGCATGAAGTGTCTGCGATTCAGCACGCCTACAACATCCTGATTGACGACGGACCGGACGTGACGGCAACGGAATGCCAGAACGGAACGCTGGCAGACGAGACGCCTGGCGGGATGCTCACGGCTTCGCAAATCGCTTCAAAGATGAGCGGATACGATCGTGGCATTGTCCCGAAAGAAGCGGCGCACTTGACGGCGTTTATTGACGTTGGCGACCACGTTCTGTTCTACATGGTCTGCGCCTGGACGCCTACATTTTCTGGCTACATCATCGACTACGGGTGGTATCCCGACCAGAAGCGGCTCTATATCAGCAAGCGAGAGGCAGCCAATCGCCTTGGCGACAAATTCGAGGGAGGGCGAGAGGCGGCGTGGATGGCTGGCCTAAAAGAACTGACCAACAGCCTGCTTGAAAAAGCATGGCCGGTTGTTGGCGGTGGTTCCCTGCGGATTAGTAAGTGCCTAGTGGATGCCAACGACGGCGATTCAACCAATACCGTCTATTCGTTCATTCGCCAAAGCGGTCACGCCACCGTTCTGCTGCCTACGCATGGCAGGTATATCGGCGCAAAAGCAGCGCCTATGGTGTTCTGGCCCAAGCAGGACGGCGAGAAGGTTGGCCTGAACTGGCGCGAGAGGCCGCACCAAAAGCGGGCTGCTAGGTATGGCGTTTTTGATACTAACTGGTGGAAGACATTTGCCCACGCCCGCCTCTTCTCCCCCCTCAGCGGCGAGGGGTGTATCTCGCTTTTCTCCACCGACGTTCGCGAGCATCAGATGATTGTCGACCACCTGACCGCAGAGAAGCCGGCAGTTGTCGAGGTGCATGGCGGGCGACGCATAACAGAGTGGCAGGAGCCGCCTCTGGATAGGGACAACGAAGGTTTTGATTGCCTCGTCGGAAACTGCGTTGCCGCGTCCATGCTGGGGGCGGCGCTGCAGAGCGAGGGGCCGGCACTCAGTGGTCGCAAAAAAGTCACCATCCCCGCTCACATGAGGCGTGCATGATTGCGATGGAGCGCAAAAAGTTCGATATAGCCGCGATTCGGAGAGCGCAGGGGATTAAATGCCCGGATTGCCACTGTCGAGACTTTCGCGTTTACGATACGACACCGAAGGGTGGGGCGATTCGGCGAGTGAGGGTGTGCCGGCATTGTGGGCGCGAGGTTGTTACCTGGGAGAGGGCAGAGCAATGAAAGCCGCAAGAATACGACTGACTTCGGTGGCAATTTCCAAGTTGCTGCTACTGCCGGAAGGCGCGGGGGTTGTGTCTGCATTTCAGGACGCAGATGACATGGCGAGTGCCACGTTTTCGCTGGTGATTCGCGGGGCTGGCGTTGACGTTGCCGAGGGATGCAGCATTCCGGTGCTATCGCTAAATGAATTGACTGAATTGGAGGCGATGTGACAGAAAAGAAAACTAAGAAAATCGACACAGACTCAGAATCAAAGAAGTGGTATCGCAAGCGTCGCGATGACATTCGATCTGAGATCGGCAAAGACCAGTCACTGCGACAAACTGTGATTGTTCAACTTGGAAGGTCTGCGCTGCCTGGAAATTTCACATTAGAGGCATATCACAACGACTTTCCGATGCCTCTGGCGGTTATGTGGTTTAATTTCTGCGGACTCAAGCTTATTCAAATCAATAATATCTACACATTCGAGCCAATGCGACGGTGCGGCCTGATGACGCTCCTGCAAGAGACGATGCTTAGGTGGTATCCAGACAGGAACCTGATTACCGGAGCTGGAACGGATTCAGGGCGAGCGTGGATGGTTGCTAATGGGTGGAAGAAAACAGATTCAGGATGGGAGTTGGCGGCAAAATCTAGCAGCAATTGATACCTTATCGCCACATATGGCAAACGCTTCTGGATTGAACTTGAGGTAGTGAATCTAATGCACATGTAGAAGCTGGGGCAGCGCTTTGTCGCTGCACCGCGAATCGGCCGGGAGGCATCCCGCTGAGACGCACTAACGTCGAGCCTTTAGTGGGGCGCGAGAAATCGCTGCCCCATTTTCTTTTTCAGGCTCGATATGCCGGACCTAGACGCAATCGTTGACCAGACCGACGCCAGTTCTGCCAAGCCGGCAGCGGCGACGATCGACGGCAACTCTGTCTCGCAGCACTCGCTTGATTCTCAAATCAAGTTGGAGAAGCACCGCGCCGCCAACGCTCAAGCCGGTAGCTCTACCCGCCTGATTTTCAACAAGATTTCACCACCCGGAGCGGCCTAATGTTCCGGTGGTTGAGCAATCTGTTCAGCGGAGGCAAGTCGCGAACCGACTCCGCACAGGCTGCGCAACTGGCCCGCTCAATCAAGGCTCGCTACGACGCGGCGCAGACGAACGACGACAACAGGCGGCACTGGGGAGGCGCTGACGCGCTTTCCGCCAACGCTGCCAACTCGGCTTCGATTCGCTGCACACTCCGCAATCGTGCCCGGTATGAGTATGCGAACAACTCGTTTTGCAACGGGATGGTCAGAACGCTGGCCTTTCACTGCATCGGGACCGGCCCCCGCCTGCAACTGAATACCGGCAGCGCCGACGCCGACCAAAAGATCGAGCGAGCGTTCCGCAAGTGGTGTAACGAAATCGGACTGGCCGGCAAGCTGCAAACGATGCGGCAGGCCCGTTGCCGTGACGGCGAGGCATTTGCCTTGTTTGTTACGAATCAGCGGCTTCGCGGCCCGGTAAAGTTCGATATTCGGCTGGTTGAGGCCGACCAAGTTGCCGCCTATTACGGCAAATCAAGCGACCCCAACTACGTTGACGGCATCACGCTCGATTCTCTGGGGAACCCAGTTTCCTATGAGATTCTTGCCGAGCATCCCGGCGACACAATTTCGCTTGGAGCCAAGAGCACGACGGTCGAAGCCGACCGGATCGTTCACCTGTACCGAGAGGACCGCCCCGGACAACGCCGCGGCATCCCTGAAATCACTCCGGCACTCCCGCTCTATGCGATTTTGCGGCGATACACGCTGGCGACTCTGCATAAGGCAGAGGTAGCGGCGTTAATGGCACTGTTCCTAGAAACTACCGCCAGCGGCATTGACCCCGCCGACCTGGGCGATCCGTTTCAAGTGCTCGACTTTGAGCGAAACGCGATGACCACCCTGCCTGACGGGTGGAAGATTTCACAGCTCAAGGCCGAAGCGCCGACCGACGCTCACGATTCGTTCTGCACTGCAGTGATGCGAGAGATTGCCCGCTGCCTGGATATGCCACGCAGTATCGCAATGGGCGACTCCACGGGACTGAATTACTCATCTGGCCGCCTAGATCACCAAACATACTTCCGCGCCATCGAAATCGACCGCAGCGACTTTGAGACGCGGTGCATGGATCGCCTGTTTGCGGAGTGGCTGAACGAAGCCGCGCTTGTTCCGGGACTTATCCCAGACGGCTTGCCGCTCGTTGCCGAGTGGGAACACGAATGGCAATGGGACGGATTCGAGCACGTTGACCCACAAAAAGAAGCCTCTGCGGACGAAACGCGGCTTAGGACCGGGATGGCTTCGATTCCCGACCTCTGCGCGAAGCAGGGCATTGATTTCGAGGCGATGCACCGCAAGGCGGCTATTGCACTCGGACTCACACTAGCTGAATACCGCGCTCGATTGGCAGACCAAATGTTCGCCAACGTCAGCAAGTCGGTGATGACAGACGCCTCGCAAGACCAAAACCAAGAGGGGGCAGCCAATGCCGCGTAGCCTCACCGCCGCCGAAATTAAAAAAAACAACCTCGCAACGATCCACGCTGCCTGTGCGGACGATGCGGAGTTTGCTTGGGTTGAGCCAACCGTCGAAGCTGCTGAAGGCGAAACGAAGCTGAAGAAATTCAGCATCACCGCCTACACAGGCGTTCCGGTTCGCGTTGGCTTTGGATACCCGGTTGTTGTTGACTTGGCCGGCATGACCATCGCTGGCGAGTCGTTGCCAATTCTAAAAGACCACGACCCAACCAAGATCGTTGGCCATAGCGATTCACACGACAAATCCGTTAAGCGGCTAAAGCTCACTGGCGTTGTTTCTGGCGTCGGCGACTCCGCGCAAGAAGTCACCGCCCTTGGTGCAAACGGATTCCCCTGGCAAGCCTCAATCGGGGCGAGCATCGAGGAAATGCAATTTCTCGATAAGGGTGAGACAGCAAACGTAAACGGCCGGTCAATCAGCGGACCTGTCTATCTCGCTCGCAAGAGCACTCTACGCGAAACCAGTTTTGTTGCCATCGGTGCTGACGCTGGCACTTCCGGGCGCATTGCTGCCCAACTTCATCAGGAGAAAAAGCAAATGGACCCGGAATTGAAAGCCTTTATTGAGAGCATGAACTTTGACCCGGCGACCTTGAGCGATGCGCAAGTCGCTGGCCTCAAGGCGAGCTTCGAGAAGACGAAGCAGAAGCCGGTTGTCGAGAAGACGCAAACCATCGACGAAATCATCGCCGCGAACGCCGCCGAACATGAGCGCGTCACGGCGTTCAACGAGATCATGGCATCCGCCACGGCTGGCCGACCTCGGCACGAGGTGGACGAGCTGATGAAGACCTACCGCGCCGCCATCGAGGCCAAGTGGGACGTGATGAAGTTTTCGCTGGCGATGAAGCAGGACAGCCGGTTCAACGTCACTATTCACGCGAATGGCGACCGCGATCGATTGCCGACCGCCGAAGTACTCGAAGCGGCTGTTTGCAAGCTCGGCCGCTTGTCGGATGTTGAGAAGAAATTCAGCCCGCAAATCTTGGAAGCGGCCGACCGTCGCATTCGCAAGGAAGGCGTTGGCCTTACACAGCTTTACTTCGCGTGTGCCGAGGCCAACGGCTTCCGTGGCCGCGCTTCTCGCATCACTGAGGAAGTCCAGCGGTATGCGTTCGCCGCCGATGACCCGCGGATGATGATTCAAGCGGCTGGATTCAGCACGCTCAGTATTTCCACCATTCTGTCGAACGTCGCGAATAAGTTCCTCATGGAAGGTTGGAACGCCGTTGACATGACGCCGATGCGCATCGCGCAAATCACGTCTGTTAATGACTTCAAGGAAATCTCGACCGTCAGCCTGACCGGCGATTTGCAATTCGAGAAGGTTGGCCCCGGTGGCGAAATCAAGCACGGCACGCTTGGCGAAACTACCTACAGCAACAAGGCGGACAGCTACGCCAAGATGCTGGCGATTACCTACCAGGATTACCGAAACGACGACCTCGGATCGTTGACCCGCGCCCCTCGCCGCCTTGGCCGCGGCGGAGCGTTGAAGCTCAACGACATTTTCTGGTCAGAGTTCCTGAATCCTTCGACGGCCAACTTCTTCCATACGTCAAACACCAACGTCAATACCGCCGTTGCTGACATGACGATTGGCGGACTGACGGCGACGGAAGTGATTTTTATGAACCAAACCGACCCGGACGGGAAGCCGCTCGGATTGGAACCGAAAATCCTGCTCGTTCCGCCGGCGCTGAAGGCTGCGGCCATCGGCCTGACCGACGCGCAATCGCAGCTCATCACCGGCGCTTCGGCCACGCTGTCGAATGTCAACGTGTTCCGCGGGCGCTTCCGTGTCGAAAGCTCGCCTTACATGGCGAACTCGGCCTACACCGGCTACGACGCTGCGGCTTGGTACATGATGGCCGACCCGTCCGACCTGCCTTTGATCGAAATCGTCGCCCTGGATGGCCGCGTTGAGCCGACCATCGAAACGGCCGACGCGGACTTCAACACGCTTGGCACTCAACTGCGTGGCCACAACCACGTTGGCGTCCGCGTGCAAGAGCCTCGCGCTGCGGTTCGTGCGGATGGTGGTTCCTCGTAATAGACCGAATGAAAAATCATGCGAGTTTTATTTACTCGAAACATCGGTGCAATCGACGCGGCACGTTACGGCGTGCCGTTCGGTCAGTGCCGGACAGGGGACGAGGCGGACGTTAGCCCGCAAGTTTCCGAAGAACTGTTGCTGCGTGGCTTGGCGATGCAAGTCGCCGCCGCGCCGCTTACAGCGGTCGCTGCCATCGCAGAAGAACTACCCGCCACGGAGGCGGATCGTAAGCCCGCTCAGAAACCAAAGGCTGGCCAGAAGCCGGCAGAACCTCACAAGTAATGGAGATTTAACATGCCGGAAGCTAGCTACTACGTTGACGGAAACACGATTGACTTTGCCACGGTTGCTGCCGTTACGGCCGGCGAAGTTCTGCAAGTGCCAGACGGCCGCGCTGGCGTTGTGGTGACGGGTGTTGCCGCAGGGAAAACCGTTTCCTGCCAAATCACCGGCATCCACAAACTAGCCAAGACCGCGAACGAAATCTACGTTCCTGGTCAACGCCTCTACTGGGACGCCTCGGCCAGCAAGGTTACGGCTGTTCCGCCGATTACCGCCGCTGACTACTTCGTGGGCTGTGCCTCAAATGACGCCACGGCCTCTGCCACGGTTGCGGAGGTTGATCTAAACAAAAACTGGGAAGGCAGCATCGACCAAAGAACGGCGACGTTCGCACAGGTTCCGGTCCTCACTGCTGGCGACCCTCGCGGGTACAACGTCGGCGGCGGAATGCGTTTTATCCTGGACGCGACGAACGAAGCGCAGAAGATTGACGCCTTGAGCCATAAGGCCGTGGCGCTCGATTCGGACTGGATTTTCATGGCGGAAGTCGTCATCGACGCGGCCGCCGGTTCAGCGACCGACATTTCGATTGGCGTTGCTGACGGCACCCACGCAACGGATTTCCAGAGCGTTGCCACGCTTTGCACGATTCACGTTGACGGAGCCTCGCAAGACATCCTTGTGCAGTCGGACGACGGCACGACCGATGTTGCCCCGATCGACAGCAATCTCAATTGGACGGCTGCCACGCCTTTCGCGCTCGTTATCGACGGCCGCGACACGACCGACATCAAGATTTATATCAACGGCATCCGCGAGACGGCGACGGGCACGACGCTGGCCCTGGCGGCTGCTGCCAGCGGCTTGAAAGCCTGCGTTCATATCGAGAAGACGGCAACCACAAACGTCGCTGATGTGACCGTTGCGAACATGAAGATTCTGACCGCTGACCTGTAATCCATGTCCAACCTCCTAGCCGATGCCGAGTCCCTAGTTTCCGATGCGAGAAGTTCATACCTCTCGCAGTTGGTAACGATTCGCCGCGGCGGGAAGTCAACGACCGGGGTTGCCGCAACCAAAGGCGGCGACCTCACGGAACTGGATACTGAATTTGGCATTTTGCGGATCGTCGGCACGACGTGGTTCATCAAGAAATCGCTGTACGTTTTTGGCGGTGTCGAATGTGAACCAACGAAGAACGATGTGATAGTTGCGGCCAATGGCGCGGAGTATCGAATACTCCCAACCAGTGGCGAAAAAGAATCTCGTGCGTCGGGCCCGCAAGGACTCGACTGGCGAATTTTTACGAAGCGTGAGTCGCTACCCGACTAATGGCCAAAGCCACCATCGTTCAACTCGCCGACGACGTTGTAGAGCAACTGAATAAAAAGCAGGGAGGTTGGGCTGTTTCGTTCCAGGCGGAGCGGAAGTATCAGCCGAAGGCAGAACTCGAAGCGTTAGACACGCTGAAGGTGACAGTGATGATGGCCGCCGACAGGCCGTCACCAGACAACCGAACCGACTGGGCACACGAATACGAAATACACATCGGGTTTCAGTATCGAGCGCCGCCAACCGCAGGAGATCAGGCAGACCAGAAGTTTGACGAGGTTTTGCTACTTGCCGAACAGGTTTCCGATTACTGGGAAGTGACGAGGCCAACGATTGCAGATTGCCCATTGCGAGAGATTGCTTTCGGCAGCGGTGGCGACCAGCCATACATTCCCGACCACATTGAAAAATACAACCAAATTACAAGCGTAATCCGCCTGACCTTTTGGAAGTTGCGAGACCCATAATGCCAGAAGCCAGCATAGTAAACGAAGTGGCACAGCGGCGGTTGCTGCTCACGTCGTCGCTTGGCGATGGCGAATTGATTCAACTACCAAGTGGCCGCGCCGGTTTCTACCAGGGCCGTTCCTATTCATCTGGCGACCGTCCGTTACTAGACCAGGGTTATGTCGTCAGCCTGCCAAAGACGAGCGGCATCGTTTTGCTAGACGGTGGGCCGTGCTATTGGGACCACTCGGCGAATGCCATCCACTACAAGGCTGTTAGCGACCGGGACTTCTACCTAGGCACTGTTGTTGGCGACTGGGGAAGCGGCGACACGAACGCACAGGTAGCACTTAACGAGCGGCCGAACTACCTAGTTGACTTCGGGCGCGGCTGGGCGGAAGACGCCTTTATTTCGTCGCTGACTGGAACCGTGGCCGCAACCGGCTGCAACATCTTCCGCCGCGGCGGCGCTCACAACTTCGTGCTGAACAGCACGAGCGAAATACAGAAGCTGGATGCCTTGGCGGTGAATGGCTTCGCGCCAGGTGCGCAGTGGGTTGTCGAGGGGGCGTTTCGTGTCATCAACGACGGGGCCGGCAGCAACACCGATGTTAGCCTAGGCATCGCCAGTGCAACACACGCAACCGATGCTGACAGTATTGCCGAACATTTGTTTCTGCACTTGGACGGCAACAGCACGAACATCAGCTTGCAATCCAAAGACGGCACGACAACGCAAACCGCTGTTGATACCACGCTCGACTACACCGAATCATCGACGCTGGCCAACCGAGTTGAATTCTGGATGGATGGCCGAACCAAGAGCGGCGGAACCGCAGACATCCAGTGCTACATCAATGGTGCTTTAGCCTTGGGCGCTTCGACGTTCCGACTGGATAACGCAGTGGGACCGCTGTTTTTGTTGGCTCACGTTGAAAAAGCTTCATCGGCTGACATCTATGAGATAGCGGTAGATTTTCTTCGCGTCCGAATCGCGCAGCAATAAGGAATAACAAATGGCCGGAGGCGCTTTAATCGGTCGCGAGTGCAATCTGTATTACAACAGCGGCAGTTACGCTAGTCCGACATGGACGCTGATAACGCGGGCGATTGACGTTAATCTGCCTGTCGCTGCTGAGTACGGCGACGTTAGTAGCCGAATCAGTATCTTCAAGATGCAGGCCAAAAGCCAAGTCGTTGTGGGGCCGCTGACGTTTGGCTATCGGTATCGCCAGTTGCAGACGGATGCCGTGTTCGACGCTTTGCGCCCGATGACGTTTAGCAATGCGAAAGTCGAATTCGCTGTTTGCGACACGACGATTGCAACAACCGGCTCGGAATACGTGCGGGCAACCTATCAACTCGAAATGGTCATTGACCAGCCGATGGCAGACGGCGTGAAGGTTGACTTTACGGCCACCGTATGCAGCGAAGAAGACACCGGAACACTCCGCGAGCCGACCTGGGTTCAGGTTTAAGGAATCACCATGCCAACCGAACTGACGCCAAAAGAAGAATTTGAACTCAAGCGAGCATACAAAGACGCCGCCGAGAAGGTTGCCGCCTTGCCGAACCGTTTGAAAGACGAATTCCAGCAAGCGGAAGCCGAGAACCGCGAGCCATTTGACGTGACGCCGCTGACAGAGATCCCCGCGAAGCTGGTCGTTTATGCCATCGACAAGATAAGCGGCGATGTTGCGCCCGAATTGGCGTACATCCTTGGCGTTCAGCGCAAGAGCTGTGCCCAACACGTTAAGGCAAAAGTGACTCTGCTTTCCGAACAACTGAAAATGATTCTGGACGCCGCCGGCCTAGGTGGGGGCAATGCAAAAGTTCAAGGATAACACCGGCCGCGAATGGGCTATCGAGCTTAACGGCTGGGCGATGAAACGTATTCACGAAAGGCTGGGCATTGCCTGCCGCAATCCACAAGCTGTTTTCGAGTCTGTGGACGACCTGCCTTTGTTTTGCGACATCCTCTACGTCCTCTGTGAAGCCCAAGCGAAAGAACGCGGCGTTTCCGATGAGGACTTTGGCAAGTCATTGGGCGGTGACGCCATTGACGAAGCAGTGGAGGCGTTCATTAGCGAGGCTATCCCTTTCTTCCCGAAGAATGCGCGCGAGCCAGCCAAGAGGCTGTTTGCGACGACGCAGGACTACAAGACGAGAGCGGCGAAGAATGTAGCGGAGAAGATGACGGGGACGGCACTGAAGAAGCTAGTGACGACGAGCCTGAAGCAAGCGAGCAAAAGAGTGGACGCGATTTTGGCTGGCAAGACTTCTGGCGGGTGATGTGGGAAATGGCCGGCGCAACCGGCCTGGACCCGATGCCGCGGACGATGCGTGAAATGGTGTGGGCTTACAAAGGCCATGAATACGCAGAGTATGAACGGCTCAGCATCATCCTAGCGCAGAACGCCAGCATCCATCGCGACCCGAAGAAATACCCGCGAGGCTTTAGGCCGGATGATTTCTTTCGGAGACCAGTGCCGGGAGATCCGGCCAGGCAGACGCTCAAAAGTTCAATCGGTTCGATGAGGGCCGCGTTTATCAAAAGGCGTGATTGAATGGTTGCTAATGCCGGATTCGGACTACGGATGCAGGTGAAGAATTTATTCTTCGACCGGGCAACCGTCGTGCGCGAAGTCGGCAAGGCCAACGCATCGGCACTGTCTAAAGCTGGGTCGTTTGTTCGCCGCAGGGCACGCTCTAGCTTGCGCAGACGCAAGAAGCCATCTGCACCGGGAACCCCGCCGAGCGTTCACAGCAGCAGCAATGTAGCCACGCTGAAGGCGATTCTATTCGCTTACGACAGCGTTAATAAGTCGGTTGTCGTTGGGCCAATTAGGCTGAATCAAAAGCATTTCATTGGGCCGCAGTTGATTTCTGGCACGGTTCCAAGCACCCACGAATTTGGCGGAGCTATGGGCATCCGCGAGAAACTGGAAAACCTTGCACCGCAAATCGCACGAACTCGCCGCAAGTCAACCCGCGTCCTTACCGCAAAGCAAAAGCAAGCCATGATTGCCCGCAAGGGTTCGACCGGCCAGGCATTCGTAGCAGGCAGTAAGTGGATACCGCTTGGCAGGCGTAAGCCGCTGCCTGGACAGCCAACGCGAACCCGCGTAGCGAGTTACCCAGCCCGTCCATTCATGGGGCCGGCTCTAGCAATCGAAGCTCCAAATTTCCCGTCGCTATGGTCCGGTAAGGTGGGGGCATTCTCTTGAGTTCCACAGCCATACGCGCAGGCAGCGCCTACGTCGAATTAACGATTCGCGACAAGATCACCCAAGGTCTGCGGAGCGCTCAGGCGAAGCTTTCGACGTTCGCGAACACGGCCAGGATGATTGGCACTGGCCTGGGAATGGCCGCAGGGATAGGAACTGGTGTGGCCGCTGCGATTGTTGGCGTCTCTAAAGTCTTTGCCGACGCAGGCAGTGAGATTCACGATATGTCGCAACGGACTGGGGTGGCAACAGAAGCGCTAAGCGAATTCAAGTATGCCGCCGAGCAATCTGGGGCGAGCTTGAAGGATGTTGAGAAGGCTATTCGATTCATGCAGAAGCAGGGAATCAGCGCGGATAAGTTTGAAGCCACGCTGATTGCCGTAAGCCAGATCGCTGACGAGTCTCAACGCGCCGCCACAGCAATGAAGCTATGGGGCAAGACGGGCACAATGCTACTTCCGATGGCTGGCGAGATTGCGCAGCTACGCGCGGAGGCGAGAACGCTTGGTGTTTCTATGACACCGCAGCGAGCATCTAAGGCCGATGATTTAGGTGATTCATTCGGGCGGCTGAAAGCGGCGGTCATGGGCCTTACGATGCAACTTGGCGCTGCGTTCTCTCCGGTAATCATTCACCTAGTTGACTTGCTGACAATCGCGGCCGTTGGTATCGGGAAGTTTGCAGACAAGATCGAAATAGCGGTTGCGGGACTTGAGTTACTTGCTAGAGATAACGCCGGTCTTATTCATTCGGTGTTGGGAGGATTTGGCGATTGGCTGATTAACGCACCCGCCGAATTTCGCTCGCAATTTCCCAAGAGAACTACCCCCGACTTCGGCGACCTATCCAGCATCATGGACATGCGCGGTGGAAGCCGCGGCACGTTCTCAGGGTTCCGCGCCGAAAACCTAGGCATCGGTTCTGGCGGTGGCACGGCTCAAAAGCTCGACGCGATCAAAGGCGTCTTAGAAAAGATCAAAGTCGGTATCGACGGAGTGAAAGACGCCACCGAGGACATCGAAGGGCCAGAGTTTGGCTAACGCCCAATGACAACGCGAGGCACTTCCAGCGGCAGGATTTCCAGCGGATCAAAACCCGTTAAGTGATTCGCGATTAAGTACCCCAACACCATGCCAACCAAACCGCCACAAATCGAGAGCCACGTAATGGTCATCGCGTTTGGCTGTGAACGACGGTAAACCACGGAGCGGTCCATAATGGCACTTCATTGCAGAGAGTCGGTCAACAGCCCTTCACCACGTAGCGACGGCAGTATCGACCGGACGTGGATTGTAGAAGGAACGACAGACGACGCACAAGCCGAGCAGGAGGTTTTGAAACAGGCACCGACCGCCTACCGTGGAAACATCAGGGCGGCACTGCCAGATACAAAGCCGGTCCAGCGCGGCATCTGGGAGGTCACGTACAGCTATGCCGTCCCCGATTCTAACGACGACCCCAACAACAACAGCGACGAGCCGCAGGGCGACGAGCCGACGCTTGGCACGCTGGAAATGGACGGCAGCGGTGGAACGGAACACGTTACGCAGTGCCTGTCGCAAAAGGCGTTTCCGGCCAGTGGCATCCCGGTCCCGCAAGAGATCGTTGACCGCAAGATTGTCGGCCTACACAAAGACGGTGTAAATGGCGTTGACATCGACGCGCCGGGTTCTATTTGGACAGTCACGAAGAAATGGCTGCCGCAAGCCATCACCGGCGACTACCTACAAAACCTTTCCTATCTGCGGGCAAAGACCAACAGCGCACCATATACGCTGCGATGGGGATATAAGGGCACGAAGTATCAAGTCGAATTCCCCGTTGGCGAGCTTCGCTATTTAACCACGAAGGCGACGACAACGCTCACTCGCCGCGGTGTTGGCGTTTTTGAAATCTCCTATTCGATGGTTCACGCAAAAAACCGTTCCAATATCAAAATCGCGGACGGTTCGGCCGGCATCATCATTCCAGAGAAGCGCGCCCACGATTACCTGTGGATGCTGTACAGGAAGGAAACGCTGACCGGCAGCTACAAGGCAACCATCGAAACCCCTGAATGTGCGTTTGTTTCCAAGATGTACGAAGAAGATGATTTCAAAAGCGTTCTGAAATTCTAATGCTAGTTTCATCCGGCCAAAAACTGAGCAAGGCAATCACGTCGCACGATTGGAACGACGTGCAAGCCATGCTGCGCGAGTTTCGTAACGGCCGGCTGTCGTTCGGCGCTGACGGTTCAAACTCGCCATACGTCGCATCGGTAGTGTGGGTGAAAAACACGTCAGCCAACGACGTTGAACCGGGTGACGTACTGGGGCTTGGAAATCCAGTCACAACACCCACGAACAACGCGAACGAATTCAAATCGTTTCTGGCCTTTGAAGGCTCGATACCTTCGACATCGACGCCCCACTATGGGCAGTATGCAGTTTGCCAGGAAGCAGCACGTAAGACGGATGGTTTTTGTAGGGCGGTGGTGATGGGACTGACGTTCGCGAAGTTGAGCATTACCCACGCGGCCGACCTCTATTGCGAAATCACCAATAGCGTCAGCACGTATTTAACGACCAGCGCCCTTGGCTCGTCTCGCATCCTCTGGAAAGACAGCGGAACAGGATCGAGCAACAAATGGGGTCTAATCCGCGTCGGCGAGCCAAGCGGTGAAATCCTCGTTTACAACAACACGGGCAGCAGCATCAACAACGCATCCGGCACGTTCCAGGTTCATACCGGCACGCCCGGTAGCGAGTCGTCAACAGGCCAGACTATCACGGCGTTTTCTAAGTACGAATTCAAGACCGCCAAATACGGATCTGCGGCGATTCTCCAAAAGGGCAATGCGTACGCTTCGCCCCAACAGACCTAACATGACCCGCCCCCGCCTAATCCTCGCGATTCGCTGTGCTGTGCTGGCGGGGGCCTGTGCGTGGCTCTATCCGTATGGGTTGTGGTGGCTTCCAATCGCGCTGATGATGCCGGCGTTTAC